ACAGATATTGGTCGGTCCTTCTGATGGAGGATTCGATGATGGGAGCGACACGCCGATACCTGTTCCGCTCCAGTCGGCCTCAGTCGGGCAGAGCTCGTGCATGTCGGAGTCTGTTTCAATACCCGTTTCTTCAAACCAGCCGACACCTGCGCAGTCCCCGTGGGTCCCGTTCTCTATCCAGTTTTCGAACCTCCAGTTATCCGTGATAACTTTGACCTCCAGAACTTCTTCGTTCATTGACCCTTCTTCGAACATGCTGAACGTTGCACCCAACCACATTCTCTCAAACCCTATCCCGAGGTGATCTTTGTGATTTACGAATTTATTGTAATCCGTACTTCCACCGTAGTAGTTGTTCAAGAGCGTGCATATATCGCTTGAGAGGAAATTCTTACTAAACGCCTCTGCGTTATTCGGATCTTGTGTGCTCCCCCAAAAGACCGAATTCATTTTAATAGCGCCATCCACCCCGTCGGCGAAGAAAAATGGAAAGTTCTGAGGAACGCTCGAATTGTTTCGATTTTCGAATTCCGCTCGAGCGGAGTTGTTATTGTATTTCCACTCTATTCCACCCGCCCAGTGCGCGAAGAAGGTGTCCCCTAGTTTACCATCGTTGACCGTAGCTTTTCGATACGGTAGGTAGGACCCGCCCGTTATGTTAGTCACCCCCATGTTTTCGTCCAGTACATAGACGTTAATAACAGCCCCTTTAAAGTGTCCTATGCCTGACGAATTTGTATGAGCCCATGTCTCACCTGTCGGCGTAGTAGGAGCGCTCGGATTACTGTATAGGTAATGGTGCTCGAGCGCCCACTCTGGATCGGTCGACCCCTCTGGTTCCTCCCCCCAATAGTCAGAGTGCTTTTTTGCCCACTTGATTCCAGCGCGCCCATCTGGATCCTCTTCAGGGTGAGGGTTATCCGAATAGACTATGGACTGTGTACTTACAGGTGTTCCGTTCGGAGCTGGGTAATAACTATAATCACATCCTGGATTGCTCGCGTCGTGAAATTGCGAGGTGTGATCGGGAAGGCCAAGGTTTCCAGTACCGTAGTAATTTCCAAGGCTTTGTTCAGTGAAGTAGTCCGTGTATGCGACGACTGTTGGGGGTATGCTAAACTGCGCTTTTTTCGAGCTACCTGCTGGCTGTGCCTCATTGATGTCCGTCCAGAGGTATCCTCGCCATTTATAAGTGCCTGTGTCGAAATCCAGGTACTTTCCTATTCGACATTCGGGCTGCGTGGTATGTATCCACTCCCTGGCAGTAGTATCAAAATCATACTCCCCTGCGCATATGTTTGCATTGGGGTCCGTCTTCGTAACGACGATCGTTTCACATATTTGGCTGTTACTCATTACACGTCTAATTGAAATGATGTTCCGTCCCATGCGTATCCTGCATCTCCGAATACACCATCTGTTTGGAAACTGTTGTTTCTAGGATGCGCGGCTACGTAACCTCTTTTTGTCCCGATGGCGTTCACATACCCTTTCCCGAATGGGTCGCAAGAGCCTCCAGTTCCGTGACCGTAGGAAAAAGCACCCTGCGCGGAATTAGGATTGGATCCGTAATGGTGAAAAGCGATGTACGTCCCGTCTTGTGCGGCGGCTAGCCAGATAACTCCATTGCTGGATGAGTTTCCAGCATTTATTATTTGAGCGCTCCAGGCAGGAAGTCCCGTGCCCGTGCCCCAAAGTTGAGTGCCTTGCCAGTTCATAGCATTTCCAGTCGGGGTGTTCAGAACTTTTAGCCCTGCATGGGTGAGCTTTATCCAGCACTGGTAAATGTCACAGAATCCATTGTTCCTTTGGAATTTTGTTTCTCCTCCGCCTGGGAAGTAAGCGGTCATTTGTTGGTTGCATGTGCTGCCCGAACCACCAGTCGCGTTCATCTCTGCCAGAGTGGTAGGAACAGCGGCGTTTGTAAAATTACTGAAAGCAAAATTCGCGGCGTTTGAGGGCCACGCAGTTTCCGTCCAGTAGACATTGTGAACACCGCCCGTTGTAAGACCCGAAAGATTTGAACATGTCACTGCGGTAGATGCTTGAGTCGCAGTGGACTCAGTTGGCCCGCTTGTGGGAGCGAAGACCTGCTGGCTGGCTGATAGCCCAGTTGGCCCGCTTGTGGGAGCAAAGATCTGCTGACTGGTTGACAGCCCAGTTGGTCCGTTTGTGGGGGCGACCACGGCTTTGACGGCGGAAAGTCCAGTTGGTCCGCTCGCTGGGACTGGCTGAATAGCAGAAAGTCCAGTTGGTCCGCTCGCTGGGACTGGCTGAATAGCAGAAAGTCCAGTTGGTCCATTGGCGGGTGCAGTCAATAGGGATAGGCTTGTAGGCCCTGACGCTGGGGGTTGCAGGATAGCAGACAGATTTGTAGGGCCGTCCTTTGGGATAGTAACCGCAGATAGCCCTGACGGGCCATCTGCTGGCGATGCGATTAGTGAAAGCCCAGTCGGACCGCTCGATGGCAATGGTATTACGTTAAGCGGGCTCTCCGAACTCTCTATGAATACCCAGTACATACCCGATTGCGGATCGTACGTAGCGAATGAGTTCTCCAAATTGTTCGGGTGTTCCTGCTCCCACCTACCTTTTGATTTCCAGCTTGCTTGCTGGGGGTCAGAGTATGATTTAAAATCCTCTGCTCCTCGAGTAGCTGCTGAGTCCTTATAGATAGCTCCGTCAAATCCTAACCAGAACGGTTGCGTCCCTCCATCCCCTGCGACCACTTGATTATTCACAGCAGCCGATGTGTTTGTAGCGGCGACCTGTTCTGTACGGTATCCTGTACTGGCTTGCTCGGGCGATGGGGCAAGGAGTATATGACAACCCTTGTCCGTATGGACGAGCACCTTGTCTCCACGAGTGGAGAGCGCTGTTATTTTCGTAGCGTTACTGCTCAGTATCCTGACCTGGCTCATCATGCCAGGTGTCTCGTTCGCATGAGGGGTCGAGTATGGGTTATCCCTTACTGGCTGGGTCATGCCCGCAGGTTCGGACACATAAATGACCAGTGGGTCCGCCAGGTTGCCCGACGCAAAAATTGTTTTCCTTGGCCCCTGAACATAGAACTGACATTTTGGAAACCTTGACCATTCCTGACTGTAAATTGTCTCGTCTGGAAATACCGAATGTTGCGTGTCTGGGGGTCCTGCTCCCGAATACGAAGCCTCAACCGATCCGTCACCTACTGCGTACAAATTGTTTCCTATCGGAGTAATGTGAGCATCACTCTGCCAATATGGAGATCCTGGCCCGATCATTGAATAGTTCGAGCCTATTGAAACCAGCGCAGTGTTTTCCTTGGAGGAAATGAGCATGTCATGCACTTCTCCATTTCTACTTACGAACAATGCAGAGTTTCCAACGTCGTCGTCCGCACCAGCTGCCTGATTGAAGTTATCGCTTGATACCTGCGTGACCTCTCCTATCTTCCCCCAGACTGGCCCGCTCCTCAGACCGCCTGGTCCATGAGGTATGCACCCCTCGACCGTACGCAAACTTCCTCTGTCCGCGTCATCACGATGGGTTTCGATCCCCGTGAAAGCTGGTATTCTAAAAAACCTCACTTCTTATTATTATCCTGTGGTTCGTACGGGAACAAGCGGTTGAGTTTTGCCTGCCTCTTTTTACATGCTCCGCATTGAGGTATGCGCAGCTTGTCCGTGACCTTCTTGATCGTATCTCCCAGACCTTTTGATTTCTCTTTGTCTTTGCTCATGAGATTTCTCCTACTGAGGTAAGCGGGTCTCCTGCGCAACTGTACTGACCCAGGGGCGTATTTGCGTTCCCGCCCATTTTGTCGAACAAGTCTACCTGTGCTCCTGGGCATGTCACAATAGGTATGGTGCCTGCTATTTGCCATTGCCCGCCCCCAAAGTGTTCGAGTATATACCCAGCGTTCGTATTTACATTTGTGTCGCCAAACCACTTGCTGCATCCACCACTTGGGGAATCTGGGAACCTGGTCAATGTGACAGGCGCTCCACCTACAGGGGTGAAAACGTACGTGTCGTTATGATCAGGGCAATTGCTTGGCTCGGGCTCTTCTTCCTCGCAGCATTCTTTGATTGTTATAGTCTGGTTATCCTCTGAGTCTTGTTCCCATCTCAGGAAGCTCCCACAGCTATCGAAAAACAGAGTTTTCTGGCTTACGATAATTGTGTGCGTCTTCTCCCCGCTGCCCGCTGGGGGAGGGGTGTATGATACGCTCCCCACCACGCTGACTTCAGTTTCAACCCCGTTGGGTATGCACGGGTCACCGATGGTCGGATCTCCGCACGCATTCCATACGACGAACTCTCTACGGACAACGGTTTCGTTCCCTATGGTAGTCTCATCGGAAGCGGCGACCTCGGGAGCATGGGGGTCTTCTCTCTGATCGAAGCTGTCGACAACCACGCATAAGGCGATCCATGGACAGTTCGTTCCGATGACCATTACGTCACCATGCTGGACGGGGGTCTTGTCTTCCGTGTTATCCCTAGCTAGAGCGGCTGCCAGGAACTCGGCCTTGGCGTCCCCGTAGTTATCTATGGTAGAATGTTCGGAATCTTCGACCCAATGGATTATGAAACTCTTGCTGTCGTACTTAGCTTCGAAAAATTCCTGCTCACTCTCTTCGGGCTGTTCTTCCAGAAGCCCCTTGATGACGTCAGTCAGCTCCTCTAGCGAGGTCTCGAGCTCTTCGATCTTATCGTTCTGTTCTTGTTCATCCATCAGCTTGCGAACACGAGAGATATCTTCCAGACTCTTTCCTTGTTATGTGAGAAGATTGGCTTGATCGAAGACCCTACGATTTGTGAGAACCCACTTAGCCCTGTCAGATAGGTATGGCTCCACGTGATGTTCCCACCAGCTCCGATAATTGGGCTGTATTTATAATGACACAGGTTACCCGCTTGGTCGGGATGTGCGGAAAATCCTTCTTGGTTGTTATATTTAAACTCCATCCCATACGGAACCTTTTTTGAAACGGCTGTCCCTGCGTTATCGTTGTCTATGTCTCCGTACCACTCGGGGAATCTCAGGTACGCCTGAGTGTCCTGTATGTAAAATGCGTTGGCGAGCTTGTGGCTAAATGAAGCTGCACCCCACCCTCCCCTTTGAGGAACGATATTAAAATCCATGCTTACGGAAGGCTGGATATTCGAGCTAGATCCAAACGAGCTCGTTAGCGTGGCACCTGGAGTTTCTCCCACAACGTACGAGGTGTACGTGTGCATGGTGCTCGGTCCGCCTGAACTGGCGGTTGATCCGAACTTCATTATTTTCATACCCTGGAAATCAAAACTGACCATGGTCGGTATCGGGCTCTTTCTTGAACCTGACGCCCTTGACCCGCTCGCCCAATGATCGGTTACTGGCGCTACCCAAGATACCGTCCATACGTCTACGCCAGGGTTTGACATGTCAACCTGAGCATTGGCTCTTAGCCATTTTATATCCAGGCTGTCGTTCGTGGCAGCGTCGGACATGAGATTTGAAAGAGAGACCTGTACCGTGGCTATGCTAACCTTTGGTGTTTCTAGCCCAGCGGGTGTGTTCCCTACCTCTGAGAAAAGACCCGAGCTGTTTCCCGTATCTTGATAGCTTACTTCTACAGGTTCATTGGCTAGAACAACGTTCGGCAGATAGTCCCAGGGGTCATCGCTCTTGTCGGAATCCTGTTTGCCTTGCGGGTGGTTGTCCCAAGAATCGTCTCCGTACCCCACCGCGTGCTCTCTTCTTAGAACCGTAAACTTTCTAGCCAGCCTCTTGAAGTCCCCACTTTCGGAAGTTGTTTCCGAATGGTAGGTGTCCCTGAACTTGACGAACTCCCTGACGAGAGCCGCGTTGTCCATCGTTTTAGCGGGCTCGAGTTGCTGGTTTACCAAATAGTGATCGGGAAACTCCTCATCGGGAGTACCTACTGGTAGAAACAATGGGTTGCTAGGGTCCTCGATGCCTGCCTTTGAGGCTCTGTACCCAGAGACTGCGAATTTCCTGACGAGCCTTTTATATCCGAGCGGGCTGTCCTGGGAAACCTTCGGTCTGCCTGCCAGCCGTATGGTCAAATCCTTGGACATGTTACCACCCCGTTCTCTTTAAAAGTCTTAACGCGCCCTTGTGCTTCTGAGGAGTGGTCATATTCCTTAGCCTCTTCTTTGCTTCTTGGGCGCTTCCTTGTATGAGTTCCTTGTTGTCGCCGTTGTATCTAGGGTCTGTCAAAAGTTTTGCCTGCGCCACTGGGTATAGTATGTCCCATACCAAATCCGACGGGAGTCTGGGCTCATCCGTATCGAGTTCCATGTCGGCGGGCACGATGTTTGCGTAGACTTCAACTGTGTAGTCCTTGTCTGGTATTGGATAGAGGTACATCCTTGGGATTACTTTTGAGTCGGCACCCATGTCTCTATTGTCAATGTAGTACCAGATGGGTCTGCCCTTCTCCGCCTCGTTCTCTTTATAGTTTGGGAAGTTCAAGCCCCTACCGCTGGGCGCCATGAAATCGGATGAGAATATCGACCTCGCCCTGATCTCTGCTTCTGGACCAGTCATGGGAGAAAGCGGGCCCTCTCCTATAAGTACGGGTATCTTGTCTACTGACGATACCTCGGTCGGCAGGTCTGCTGATGCTTGGTCAGCTACATAGCTTAGGGTAAATCCTTTTTGAGCCCACATTGGACGTCTGCCCTCTGTGGTGCTGTAGCATTCCCTGTACGCCTGATTTACGCAGATGCCTATCCTGTCCTGATCGACTGGTGGCAGGTCTGCGAGCTCATCCGCCCCCAGCATGGATGCGAGCTGATCCTTTAACGAAAGATATGTAATAGCCGCCATACCAACACGGTAGTGCGACTACGCCAATTCCTCTACCGCTTGCTTTTTCTTGCGTGCACGCTTGACAGGAGCTTTCTTCTCCTCCTTGGAGCTGTCGTACGTTTCACCTGTCGGGTCGTTGTACGGAACCTCTTCTTTCTTCTCGTCCAGTTTGATCGAGAAGAACATCGTCCTGTAGATCTTTCCCTGCGTTCTGAATATGTCATCCGCCTCTTTCTGGTTCTTCGGCTCGTATGCATAGTGCCTACTCTCCTTGTCCCATAGGAAGTCGTAGCGCATGCCAGACAGTCCTTTAAGGCGAATGTTGGGCGTGGTGCCCATTTGGTCTCTTTTTCCGATTATTGTGATCTTCATAAAAAATAAGCCCTCCCCCTGGGGTAGTGCCAAGGGGAGGGCTAAGGATTAGTGGACGGGGGAAATCCGTACCATTACGCTTGGGTGAGCGTCAAACCAGGAACCTGGCGTACGCATTCAACCAATTGTACTGATGGAATTCTTCCTCTGGTGTCGTGACGAGCACCCATTCCGTAAACGGACTGGACCCCGACTGCGCTCAAGTGAGCATCATTTCCAGAGTTGGAAAAGTCATCATAATGGAAGATTTGTTCACCGTAGATTTTTCCTTTGGCGAAGTACATTGCATCCTTGCCCATTGCAAGAGCATACCCGATAGGCGTGCCCAAAGCGTTGGCTTGGACGAACATGGCACCAGCGTTGAACGCGTTGCCTGCGCCCTTGGTACCAGCTGTGAGCTTGGCATCTTCGTTAGGATCACGGGTGAGCGTGATGGATCCGAAGTCTGCGGAAACCTCAGCCTGGGTGTAGCTGTAGAGAGCCTGCGTGCCGTCGGTATCGATACCGAGCACGTAGTACGTGCCGTTATCGTTTTGACCGAGTGCTGATCCGCCTCCTCCTGGAAGCTTGATGAACGCTCCGCGGAAGTTGGCAGCGTAGTCGCCGTCAGTTCCACCCATCGCACCAGCAGCTGTGGCGTCGGCAATGGCGTCGTATGCATAGAAGGTAGGCAACAAAGGCGAACCTTGGCGTCCACGAGCGGTGTCGATAAGAACGTTGTGGTTGGCGATGATGTTGTTATCCCACTTGGCATAGGAACCGCTGTAGAGCTTGTTGTTCTCGGAACGAACGTCGGCTTGCGTGATGGCCTCGAGGTAGTCGGGGTCGGAACGCAAGGGACGAAGGCAAGCGTCAGGAGCGAAGAACAGGTAACCAGGAATTTCCTGATTGATGTCTCCACCCGTGTTCATTGGCTCGCCGCCGTTAGCGATAAGAGCTTGCTTGGCCTCTTGGATGATGTCAGTCGAAAGACCGTCAACATACTTAAGGTCTCCGCCTGCACCAGTACCGTATCCGCCGATGAAGTTGGATCCAACACCGCTGTTTACGCAGATCTGACGAAGAGCGAACTGGACGTGGTCCTGTTCGGTTCTTGCCATCCATTCGGACATGACCTCAGCTGAAAGCTGGTCGATGGTCTTGCCAGTGAAACGCATGAGCTTGAGAACTTGGGTCCAGGATACAGCGTGACGAACGAGGTCGACTTCAATGGAGAATGTCCCGAAGTCAAGGTTGTCGGTGCTGTTCTTAAGGACTTCTTCTCCACGTACGCCTTGCCCACGGATGGGAGCGACAGTTGTGAAAGTAACCTTGTCGGAACCGCCTGCGCTCAGGTCGCGCTTTTCGGTGATTGGTTTACCGCTTCCTTCGCCTCCCATGAACTTTGCGAACACGTTTTTTTCCCGAGCGTCGCGTGTTACGAGTTCGGACCAGAGACGTGAGCGCAAATCGGAGCTAGCGTCACCCTTGAGGAGATCGGCATACGAAGAGATGCGTGGTTTTACGAGATCGACATTCGCTGCGACGTTTGTGCCGAGCGGGTCGTTTGGTGGGGTGGG